TGTAACCGCACTAGTTGCCCGGTCGCGTCGTGGTGAGCAGCATCCAGTACTCGCTTGCTCTTCGCATCCGTCTCGATGTCTTCTGCGGTAAACAGATCAGAGGGTTTGACTTTAGCCTGTCTGACCATCTCCTTGATTTCGTCTGCTGTAGGCATGTGTTTTTCCTTTTTTTCTGCGTCGGCGAACGCCTGTAAGGCTCCGACGAGCGTTGCTCCGGGGAACCCGGGTGTCGATGTGGCACTGTTACCCAGCGCCACCGCTGAAATGCGGTCGATAAAGGATGGCCGAACAGTGCCATCGTTCTGTTCGTATCCTATCTCGGCTTCTATCGATGCGACATCAAAGATCAGATTCTTGTATGGGGGGAATATATACATGGCTGCTACTGCGGCGATCTTGTCCCCCACCTCTGCCAACTTTTTGCCAACCACATACCCCACTGGCACTCTACCAGCCTGCGTAATGTCCCCGGGGGTGCCATGACCCTGGAAGATCGGGGTGTAGAGGGTAATCTTATCGTAGAGCCAGCCTATCGCCTTTTTGACCCACGACACGGGTGTGGACACACCGGCGAGAAACAGATCGGAATCTCCTTCGTGACCAACTACAAAAGCCTTGATGACCGGATGGGGATCACTGGCTCTTATCCCGTCGAGCCAACCCCTGTCCACCATCGAGGCGATTTCATTTTCCGCCATTGCCTGAAGTTCTGCCCTTATCCACTGTTGCATTCTTCTGCTCCGCGATTAATTTCAACTTCTCCGCATCTTTCGCTTCCTGTTCTGCCTGCGCCGCCTTGACCCGCTTAATCTCCGCAGGCAGGTTGACATCGGTGAGATAGGAGAGGAGAGTTTCGAGGGAGAGGGCGCCGGCCATATACATCGGGAGATAGACTTTCTCGACGAAGACGAGGTTGGCGGTGGAGGTGACAGGGAGGTGGGCTACGATTGCATCGGGGTTGAGGTTGTTGCTGAATGAGTCATTGAACATTACCATCGACTTGCGGAATAGTTCCGTGTAAGTCGCCTCCCAGATATCCCGTTCCTTGTCTGTGGAGAGTTCGATAAGCTGAAGTAGAGTATCAGCTGTTGACCGGTTGCTGAGGAGTTCCGGGTGGCCGAGGAAGTGGACTGGTACACCGGTCGTACCCGAGATGACTTGGATGTCGGACTCGATAGCCTTCCGAATTGATTCATATCCCTCGCCCGTGGAGCAGACAAGAGAGAACTCTGTTGCCGCCGTCACGAGAGCTTTTCCAATACGCCAATTCTTCTGTGTGAGTTGGGTATCAAGACGGCGCGCCTCGTCTGCGTCTTCGCAGTTGAACCAAGGAGTGGGGGCTGCGAAGAGATGATTGATCTTGCGCCAGTCCCATAACTCCTTGTCCAAGTCTTCCACATGGCGGAGGACGAAGGCGGTCTTGGGCGGGGTCAGATTGACCTCGTAGGGGTTGCCGCCGAAGCGGGCATACACGAAGGTGGGTTCTGTTAAGTTGAAGGAGGTAACCGGGGGGTTGGTATTAGCTCCAGGTATCTGGGAGCTTGCGGCTGCTCCACCCCCAACAAAGTAAGCGCGAAGGAAGTGGTCGAAATTTGGTTCATCCGGCAGAATCTCATACCTGTAATACCGCCAAGGGGTATGGGTGACGCGGATGTTGCCCAGACTGTCAAGAGGGTCTATGACTGGCTTGAGGCGTAGCAGAACCTTCCCCTCGATCTCTGCCTCTGTCCCCCACAACTGCGGCTTCTTCCCATCAATCTCATTGAACCGCATGAAGCGGCGAATGAACTCGAGTTCCCGCTTGGCGTCCCCGCTGTAGCCCTCGCGCACCTTCGCAATCACCCCCGTTCCCGTGATGAAGGCTGTCCGGACATCGATAATATTCCGCGCTGTGAGTGCACCCCAGTCGGCTGTGCCTGCATACTTCTTGGCAAGTTCAGTTACTTGGGAATCATAAGTGCGATATTTGGAGCCAGTATAGTGGGCGTTGTCGGTCTCATCAAGACCTGTGAGGGCATTGGTGAGGGCTTGTGCGGTGACATGGAGATCATGTTCGCGTGTTTTAAGGATGGAGACTTGGTTCTGGAGGTTATTTACATCGAGGATTCGCTGCAACGGCTTCCACATCATTCCCCCCTCGTGTTGCAAATTGCATCATTTCTGCGGGGGAACAATATTACTATTTCGGGGGATTGTCAAGAAGATTTTTATTTTCGAGTTCTTGGTTGACCCGTTCCTGCGCCACTATGCAATAGTCAACATCCTTCTCAATACCAATGAAATGGCGGCCTGTGCGGATACAGGCAACGGCGGTCGTGCCGGAGCCGATACAGTTATCAAGCACAAGGTCGCCGGGGTTGGTGTAGGTGCGGATAAGATATTCAAAGAGGGCAACGGGTTTTTGAGTAGGATGGAGCTTATTTTTATCCCTATTGAACTTTAATCCAGTTACAGGGTATCTATCCCCGTTATTGTCTGTAATTATTTCTTTTTTTGTGTCCTTTCCATAATTATCTGATTTCCTACCGCGAATAGTTTTGTAAGGTTTCCCAGTCCTCATTTGAGGGTTGTATTTGGGTACTCCGTTGCAAAAAATCAGAATATTTTCTGTGTTTTTTAGTGGGTATTTCTTAGCATTAAGAAAACCAGTACCAGCATCTTTCTCCCATATCCACTCATACTTAAACATCTTTAAGTTGCTCATCACCAGAGTACTCGTGAACGGTTGGCTGGCCGTCAAGACTATCGCCCCGTTGGGTTTGATGGTGCGCTTATACTGCGCCCATAGCGGCTCAAAGGGGATGATGGTGTCCCATGAACAGGCGGTCGTGCCATAAGGCAAGTCACAGAGAATCATGTCCACGCTTTTGTCCGCGATCTCCGGCATTATTTCAAGGCAATCACCACAGTAAATGTAATCCAGTTCCAAACTCATGCTGGCCCCAAGTCTCTCTCAATCACGTTGAAGTAACTCGTCTCCACCCGCTTCAATATTGCCTTGACGAAATAGCGGGTGGAATCGAGAAGATGGTTGTCCTTGTCCACGGGTTTCGCTGTATTCTGATTCACCTTGTACATTGACACTTCCCGCCGCCAGTTGTTGCAGATGCGGTTGATGAATATCTTCGGGTTGCCCAGAACCGGCTTCATCGCGTTCTTGACTGCTTCGATACCGGCATCAATATCAGTACGATCTCCAGGGATGAACTTGACTGGCTTCCCGGCCAATGCCACCTTCCACTCCTCGATCAAATCGGGGCGGGAATTATCATACACCACGGTCTTGATCAACCTCCACCACGGCTTCTCCTTCGCCTGCGCAATGAACCTCGGGTTGGTGGCCGACTGCCCCACCGAGGGCAGATAATGTTCCGTCACCATCACCCACGAATCCACCCCCATCGCCTCCGGTGCAGGTTGCCATACTGTTGCGGCAAATGGATCAGTCCCGCCCCAGTCGAGGGAGAGGCATACCCCTTTGTCGAAGCTGAGGGGGACATTGACCAGATGCACCTCCTCATCATACTCGTTCTGGTAGACCAAATCCCCACGCCCTACCCGCGTACAGAGCCAGTCCCGCTGGATGGTGTCGAAGGCGAGGGTGTGGAGCTTGTTGACAAAATCCTCAATCGAGTAGTAACCGTCCGCCTCCTTCATATGCTCCCCAGGACACATGAACGCCAAGGGGCAGGTGGAGCAGGCGTAGTCGCGGCAGGACTCTAAGCACTCGAAAATACAATACCGAAAAACGGCATGACCTCTCTCCTCTGCCCGCTGGAGGGCCAAATCCATCATACCGTTGTAGTTGTGGTTGGTACTGAACATGCCTAACGAGGATTTGTGCCCGAATTTGGCCTGCGGTTGGGAAAGCGCCGCCTCATAAACTTCCGGCTCGATTTCATCCACTTCGTCAAGTTTGAGACACTGAGGATGAGGACCACGGACTGATTTGGTAGAAGCCGTAAGAATAGAGACCTGAGACCCATTTTTCCACTCCCCCTTCGTCGCCATCATGGGCTTGGCAAGGAATTCGGATTCGAGACCGGAGATGGCCCAGAATACCTTCAGAGCGTCGTGGGAGAGCTGGGATTGACCCTCACTGCCCCCGAGTACCTTTGTCTCGTAGCGGGCTTTGTAGCAGCTCTTGTACCACGTATCAAGGCCGCCATACAGGAACGTTTTCGATCCAGACCGCCCAGCCCATACGATATAGTAATTGGCGTGGTCAAGTAGAACCTCGCATAAGGCGTAGAAAGGAGACACGTGATCCTCTCTCCGGCAGTTCACTTTCGATCCCACCTTCACCTCCCCCAGCGCTGCCAGAAACTCCATCACGTCCCCCGGCGTCCTCAACCCCTCCGTCAGGAATTTCACCATAATCGGCTTCCGCGCATCCCGCTGGAGCTGGCTGATTTCCTCCGGGGACATCTGCAACTTCAACCTGTCGAGTAAAGAGGGCAATTCTATCCTCCTGCGTCATTGAGTTCAGAACCACGGTGAGATTATCTATTCGGGGAGAGGGCGAAGTCGCCTGCATACCACCGCGTCGGTGCGCGACAAGAGTCTCCCGGTGCTCCTTGACCAGTTTAACGAGGTCGCCAACATCGAGTACGAGACCTGCGTTTACGGCCTGTTGCAGATTCTCTATGCCTGTGTGCACCAGGGGTTCAAGCCGATCCGCTACCTGCTTGAGCTTGGCTTGTGATTCGTCCTCCACTTTGGGCGCCGAGGGGACGAGAGCTCGGTTGGCATTGATAATCCTTTCCGCCTCCTCCATCCCCTTGAGCCGATCATTCCAGTGGAAGAACTTCGCCCAGAAACCGACGGTAGCCTCGTCCACCTTCAGCGAGGCCGCCACTTTGCGATAGGTTCTACCCTTCCCCTGCTTGATCCAGAGCAGGAACCCTTCCCGCATCTGCTCCGTCTCCTCTTCAAATCTCATTATTCCGCCCGCCATCATTTCTCCTCGTTGCGAAATATCACCACCATCGACGGGAACGGGGCGGAGTTGGACTGCCCACTGAATTTCAACCTCCCCCGGAGAAACCTAATCTCTGCCTTCCCGAGGATGTAATCATGGAAATACGAGGTATCCGTCCGCGCCGGGATGAGCATGACTGTCAACGCCTTCTCCCCCGCCGCCTTCTTCACCCACTTGGGCAATTCCCGCCCATACGGAGGGTTGCAGAACACCGTGAACCCCTCCCACGACTGATACAACCCGTCCGTCTCCTTCGTGAAGTATATTTCACACTTCGCGTTCTCATCGGTCGCCGCTGGGTCGAGGTCGAAGTGGAACTCCGCATCCAACTCCCGGAACAGGTCGTCCGGTGTCTCCCATTCTCCCGACGCTGATGAGAAGTGAACCTTGTTCATCTCACCCTCTCCGCCATGAACCGCACCGAGGTTGATTCCGTGGTCTTGCTGGCCGCGTCGAAGCAGACGGTGATAACACTGACCAAGACCCCTCTCGCCACCAGATTCTCCTTGAGCAGGTCATTGTTGACCGTGGTTCTGGTCGCGGTTACCCTGCTCACCGATCCTACCCCTTCCCATTCGATCTTGTCATCTCCGAGAATGTTGAACAGGGTCATCATGTTCTCGTTTGCCTGTTTCTTCAATCCTTCAGCTTCCTTCTCCAGCTCCGCGGCGGTCTTCCGCATGTTCATGGCCTCTTCCATCATACCGCGTATCGATTCGTCTGCTATCTCGTCGATAATCATCCCCGATACCCTCCATTAAGGTCACGTTTGCCCTGTGCTCCTCTAAGCCGCATAATACCGTCATCCAGTGTTTGATTAAAAGCACGAACAATCATCCCTACTTCCCGCTCATGAATATGAACCGTACCCTTGGCATTATTCCCCTCCGTCTCATCTTCCCACCGAACCAGTATGTCCACGCTGCCATTCGGGTTGCGCCTAACCTTCTCCCCGACAATCCGGGCGATCCGTACTGGACCAAGTTCAATCTTCATTGCGCAACGCCTCCTCAATCGCCGTATGTACCATATCCAACTCCCGGCGCAGTTCATACTCCAAACCCACCCATACTCGTAGGGCGCGCTCCAACCTATCGGATGCACCCATCAGCAGTTTTACCGTAGATACTTTCATGACACCCTCTCCTCCGTCCATTTCTCAAACCCCACCATGTCCAGCCAATTCGGTCCCACCTCGGCATCCACCTTGACTGGAACTGACAATTCCACAGCATGCACCATTATCTCCGAGAACTGTGGCACTACCATTCCCACAATCTCTTCATCCATCTCGAACAGCAACTCATCATGAATCTGCAACAGGGGCAGAAGGGTGAACCCCATCGACTGCCACTCCCTCACCCTCGGCATCAGTTGCCTCATCGCTTCCTTTATTACCCCTTGGGCTCCAGACTGGATCGGGGCATTGATCGCCTGTCTGATACCCGCCTCCTTCACAAACGGGAGAGCCGATGCCACCTCTGGCACCCAACGTCTGCGCCCGAACATATCCTTGACAAAACCATTGCGAATGGCAAACCCCCGTACAGCCTCCTGCCACTTCCTGATCCCCGGGAAAACTCCATACCACTCCTCGATGTAGCGGTCGCAGTCGGATTCGGAGTAGGTTGTGATACCTTCATGGAAGAAGACGTCCAGCAATCCTGCCCCCGTGATCTTATACAGCACCCCGAACCCAGCCCGCTTCATCGGGTACCGCTCCTTCTTATCATCCACCTCCTCCGGGGGCTTCCGATACACCTTACTTGCCGTCATGGTATGGATGTCGAGACCGTCGTGGAAGATTTGGCACATGTAAGCGTCCTGCGATTCATGCGCCGCCATCCTCATCTCGATCTGGGAATTGGAACTCACGAGACCGTTAGCGAGGACGAAAGTGTGGGTATCCTCTACTGTAATCTGATAAACCTCCTGCTTACCCACTGGGTTGATGGAGACGACTTTATGATTACGATTCAACCCGTAACACCCCCTGCTACAGTATTTCGCCTTCCTGCACTTTGGTTGGTAAAAAACTTTACCACACTGGGGGCATTGCACCTCCTCGGCACTTCTATAACCAAACCGAGGATTACCTTCCCCTTCGTAGGAGCGCCGTTTAGCTAAGCCCACTCTTAATTCTCTCAGACGGTTTTCATCGTCTCTTTCTTGTGCTTTTACCGCTTTCCAATAGCGTTGTCCCCCTTGTGCAAAATTCTCCTTTGCATCCAACCAACGCAGATTGGAGGCCGTCCAGTTACTTTTGTCAGTATCGATGTGGTCTACGTGCGCACCCTTCGGACGTTCTCCGTGGATGAACGTGCAAACTGCCACGTGTTTCTTCACGTAATTCATATGGGATCGGATATACCACGTTGGGTATTTTCCTGATGATCCATTCTTCACGTGGGAGAGTCTATCTCCCCTATTGAGATCACAGGTCTTTGCCAGACTGCCATCAAAACGCATCCATTTGTGATCGGGGGTGCAGCACACAGAACTACCATCCTCCAACGTCACACTTACAGTATCCAACACCCCCACGCAGGCGGCATGTGTAACCCTCTGTATGGATAGATCAATGCCCCCCACACAAGATAAAACACCCATTCCCGGTAACACTCGGCATATGGGTAGGATGCCATCCGTTGTGATTATTTCCGTGTCACCAGATAGGCAATAGTCTATTGCGACCAGAGTTGTCACCTCTCCCCCCTTATCTGCACTCCCTTACTCGGCGCCATCTCCATGAACCAGATGATAACCTCGTCGAAGTGTTTGCCTGCAATCATCGGATAGTTGCTTTCCGTCACCCGGTTTTTCTTGACAGCTATTTCGCATGTCCGCCAGCCCCATATGTTGATGAAATATCGACCATCTTTCAATCCCTGCATGCCACAAGCCCCCCATTGAGTAGCGCCTTGTCCACTGGTATAGGGTTTCCTACATCGTATCGAATACTCTCCCCTTTTGGGTACGGTTCAACCCCATACCGCAATTCCTTCAACATCTTCTTTTTATCCCCGGTGAAGAAAACATAACGGTGTTTTGCACTCCGAAATTGCCGAAGTGTCTTGTCTTCCCCGTGGTGACGGGCGTGACCGGAAGGAGAGAAAATATCCGTCCGCGCTTTTGTTACTCCGGTATAAACCCAGTTGGTTGCCTGATATACACAGCCAACGTGGCCCCAACCCACGTCCGCATAGGCCACCACAAATAACCCCTTTGGGAGCATTCTGAGGCTATTACCCACCAAAAAGGATGCCAGATTTTTCTCTTCTGCGACGATAACCAGCCTGTTCAATTCAATCACATTATGCCTATTTTCTTCCCCAGCCAGCCCCTTACACAGCCACGGACTTGCCGGTTGCCCGTATGTGATAACCCCCTGAATAACCCCATCAATAAACAATCCGAAAGCGTATTGCACACACGGGATACGGCGGGCGTAATGTGTATGTAGGAGAAAAGGAGCTGCCTCCTTCCTGCTTATTACATTTACCTGCCACATGCCACAAACCCCCTTCTGATTTTCTTCCCCCATTCGGTGCGGACTGGAATATTCATCAGGTTTGGCGACTTGGAAGCTATACGCCCAGTCTCCGTCCGCGTCATCACCATCCGTGTATGGATGCGGCCATCCCCGTCCACCATCCCTGGAAACTTGTCGATGTAGGTTCCGAGGAGCTTGAGCAGACCCCTAATCTCCTGCACCAGCTTGACCTCGGGAATATGGCGGTAACGGTCAAGCACTTCGGCTCCCGTACCCTCTGCGGGAATCTTCAGCCGTTGCATAAGCTGACCAACTTGTATGTGACTGTTGACATTAATCCTATACCCCGCCAACCTCTCCAGCTCCCCTTCCAGCTTACCCACCTCGACCCGAATATCCTCCCCTAGTTTATGGAAATGGGCAATATCCAACCGGCACCCGTTCGCCTCCATGTCCATGACCATCTCCATAGCCCCCATGTCCCTCCAGAAGGTCTCTTCCAGCCCCAAGGATTGAATCTGAGGCCAGAGGATAGGGAAGATGGCCGCTGTCGCCTTTACGTCACCCAGAGCGTATTCCTCGGCCTCCTCTCGAGGGACATCACACAGCCATCCCCTATCCATCTTCCCGAACTTCTCCTCGACCTGACCTCGCCCTTTCTCCACCTCCATCGCATACCATTTTTCATGGAGATCGATGGTGGGGTCTGCATCATACTTCTTCAGCAGAGCAATCACTTTCTTGCGGATATTCTGCGGCCAGTGCACCTTCTGCTCCCCCTTGGTATCATAATCAAAATAGGGTAGAGGATCATCCCATTCCTGCCCTACAACGCGCTCCAGATACTCTCGCGCCTTGTGCTGAGTTGCCTCTGCCGTTACCTCGTCAAACTCGCGGAGGGGGATATTGCAGAGGCGATAGGCAAGTGGCTTCAGTCCAATGGAATCCATACCGAGGAGATAGGCCATCTGCATGGTGTCGGCATAGAGTGAGGGGAAGATACCGAGGGAGCGGAGAACCGGTATGTCGAAGAGGGCATTGTGGATGACGGTGAGGGTTCCCTCTCTGGCACAGAAATCAAAGAGAGGCCCTTTGAGGCGCGGGTCGTCAGGAAACACCGTACCAACAACCCAGATATTCGCCCAGTCCGCCTGCCCGAACTGCACCGACCACGGCTTATCCCCCGTCTTCTCCGTGTCGATGAAGACGATCCTATCCCATACCGCAAAAGGCATCAATATCTCCTTCTCGCATTTCTGGCCGCCAGCCAAGACAATAACCACCTTCTCTACCCCGCACCGACCCCAGCATTTTCCATTCCTCCTTGGTCACTGGTAAGAGATTGTCATTGCTTACTATTGCCTTCCTCCACCCCTGCCGAATCACCTCCACAAAGGAGCTTTCATCAATCCGCGGGGAGATCACGAGCACAAAACCCCAGCCAACAACATACTTATAATCCATCCTGCTCCCCCATATCATCAAATACCCTCCACTCTCATAACATCGAACCCATCATCAATCCGCTGTGCTATTTGTTGTGGGTTTTCCAATTTCAGCACGCCTATCCCCACAGGACAG